GTCGATCATGCGACGAATCGCAACACCAATATTCTCTGGTCTCCACCAAAGCTCGCCGAGCTTTTGTGAATGTTTCTCGTTCGTGTACCCTTCAGTAATGTCGGGGTAAAGCCAACGAGTATCTTCCAAGTGATAACAGTGGAAATCCCACTCACTAGGAAGGAACAAGCGTCCCATACCTGGCTCCTGCAAAGCACTAGATTGTGCCTCGTAGAAAGTCAGGTAACTTCCCGATACGTCATCATTCCATTGGTATTTCTCAATAAGCTGACGAAGCAATAGCGACGCCAACTCTTGAAGAATACCATAAGATGATGTTGACTGGAAGCGCGGAGGAAGTACCGCGTCATTCCGAACTGCATTACCACGTGCCAGCAAGGCGGTTGATCCTGCGAAAGCAGACAGCCATCCAAAAACTGGTACACTTGACAAACCAAAAGCTCTTGTAATAGAGCTACTTGGACTCAAGAATGATAATACAGAACGGAGCCCGTATCCATTCAGTTTACCTTTCCGCGTGTGTAAACATGCGACAAGATATTCTGATGGATACAGGAAATACTTCATGGCCTTCGCGAGCCATCCATTACCATCACCATTCCACCAATCCCTTTCGAGTAATCGAAGGGCACGTTGAACACGAGAAGACGCATCACGAATGTGAATGTCCTCTTTGATCGACGTGGGGGATATCTCTTCCCCTTCAAACCACGTACGTGATAAGAAGTTGAAGAGACGCGATGATATAAAGGATTTAGTAAGAGAAATAGGAATGCCAAAACATTGGCATAAATCTAAGTACATCTTACCAATTGGCGTATCTGGATTAGACTCGGCAATGACAACGTCATCACCGGTCACACCATAGCTTGTATGTACCTTACCGGTAACCATCCAAGCGGCGAACTGAACCCATGAATTATTCCATAATGCCAATAATGCGAATGATCCGAGACAGCCCATAGGCTGACCCCGACCATAACGCACCGTATTAGGTACGGATGTGAGAAGAGACTCCTTAGCTCCTGTGGATTTATCGAAGGTGACAGTAAAGTCCCTATCGACCATCAGGTCAATAGCCTCATCGGCTATAGCTATAGCTTTAGATCCTCCTCCATATACAGACGTAATAAGAATCTTATACAACTGTATAGGTATCGAATCCGTAGCTGCAGAGATATCTAAAGAACTCCATGTATACCCATGCCAAACAGTATTTGCCTGCTTCTTAAGCCAGGACATCAGATTGACTTGGGAATGGGTACCGTCTTGGGGGATTCCCTTCAAGGCGGT